GTCTTCGCAAGGAATTCCTTGCGGAAGCCGGTGATGAGTATGGTCAAGGTCCAGTTTCAAAGCCCGCTTCAGCAGTTGCCCGTGTAGCAGGAACTTTATCACAAGTTCCCTTCATAGGCAATCTAGCAAGGGCCACTGAAATTGGTGCCAAGGCCGTATCCGGAATCTCTTCGATTTTCGGGTATTCTTCTCCCACCGATCTTCATAGACCAATGATGATACCCACAACAACCAAGAACTTTGCTGCATCTAATATTCCATCTGATTGCGCAAAGTTGACTATGGATTGTAAGCAGGAAGTCTCAATTGACCCAGCAATTTTAGGGTTACCTCCTGTGGATGAAATGACTATTTCTTCCATTGCATGTCGAGAATCTTTCTTAACCAGTTTTAACTGGCGGGTGTCCGATGTTGAAGAACAATTATTGTGGAATTTCTATGTTGATCCTTGTCAAGCTGAATTGTATATAAACCCAGCTAATGAGGATGAGACCCACATGACGGCAGCCTGTGTTGCTGCTCTCCCATTTAAGTATTGGAGAGGCACCACACGGTTTCGATTTCAAATTGTTTCTTCAAATTATCATAAAGGACGTATTAAAATCGTTTACGATCCCCATGGAGGAGCGGGTAGCTCCCCATACAACACCGCCTACACACATGTTCATGACATTGAAGAAGTCAGAGACTTCACGATGGATGTTGGTTGGGGTCAACCGGATATGTTCCGAGAACACATCCCGAATGCCTTAATTGGTAATTCAGGGTATGCCTCGTCTAACTCTCCGCTTGATCCTAAACTTCACTCTAATGGAGTTCTCAGCATTTATGTGGTAAACACGTTGACTGTACCGAATAGTGTCATTCAAGACAACGACATTCAAGTTAACTGTTTCATTTCCATGCTTGACGACTTTCAAGTCGCAGAACCTAGCGATGATGTATTCCGTTGGCGTCTCACTCCTGAGTCTCCCCCTTTCACACCACCACAACAATTTCGTGCGGAAGCTGGGGAGGAGCAGTCAGAAACAGACATGTCCAGCGAGGGTTGGGTGAGTGACCCACCTTCACTCACCACATTTGCTGCTCCAGCATCTGAT